GGTTGAACGATGGAATCTCGCCGTTGGGACACCAGTTGCCAACCCGAGCACGGTCATCCTGGAGAAGGCTTGGGTTGAGCTTGGCGTCGGGATGAACTGGCACGCAGCCCGGCATCTCGACGATTGGAACCCCCAGCTCCAGAGTCACAGGTGGACCGCTTGGAAGCTGAGGGGTGTAAGGGATTTCCCGGATCTGCGGGATGCGGATCTCTGGGATCTCAGGCATTAGAAGGGCAGTGCCGGACCAGTTGCTTCGGGCAGTTTGGGCATGGCGCCTTTGATTTTGCCCTCAAGCTCGGCCTCAATGTGCTCGGTGACCTGGCCGCCGATGCGCTTCATGCTGTCGTCCATGAACTTGTCAAACTGCAGGTAGCTGATTACCAGTGCTGCGGTCATGGATCCGCTGAGCAGGAAGCCGGTGATGGCCATCAAATCAATGATCCTTCGCATTGAGGATTGCCTTCTCGTTGGCGTATGGCTCGACTTTATAGAAGTCGATGGCATCCTGCACATAGGGGATTAGCCAGTCGGGTGGCCAACAGTACTCCCAATTCGCCGGATTGCTTAGACATGGAAAAACAACTACCCGCCAGACAGCTGACAGGTAGTTGCGCGTGACTATTAGCTGGTCAAAGGCCCGCCTAAGCGGGCCATGCTGACGCCTAAAAGGTGTACTTGGAGCCGACTTTCACGCCAAAGGCAGTGTCGGCACCGTCGAACTTGGCAGCCGAAACTTCCGCGTACAGGTTCATGTGGTCAGAGACCTTGCCGCTTACGCCGGTCTTACCGGCAATGCCCCAGTCAGCAGAGCCGGTGCCAGTCACAAGTGCAGGACCCAGCTGTGCGTAAAAGGGACCGTTTTCGATACCCAGATCCAGGTTCACAGTGCCACCCAGGCTGGTAGCGCCACTGAAGCCTTGGTTGTACTCGGGGTTCACGTAAAACTTGGTCTCTGCTTGAGCAGCAGGGACAAATGCAACGCCCAGAGCGGCACAGGCGAAAGCAGCGGAAGCAGCTTTGATCATGGGATTAGGTAACCGTTCCAGGAGTTTACCGGTCATCCCATAGTGGGCGGTGAAACTTCTGGACTAGCGTCCTTGGCCGCGTAGCTTCTTTCGACCATGACTGGGCTTGCTGTGCTGTCCCTGCCCCTGGCGCGTCTTTTTAGGTTTGCCAGGAGTGAACTCTTTGCCCAAGTTCGTTTTTGATTTGACAGCCATCAGGATGGTTTAGCTGGCCAAGCGACACTGTAAGGAAAGCTTTCTTGACTGGGAACATCCCGCAATTCTTGGCGATACGTTACCCAAGCCGATGCGACGCCAGAATCAGGCAGTTGCGTCCAGTCGCTTTCAGCAAGAAGCTGATTGCGCAGTTCACGAACGTTTTCTGCTGCTACAGCAGCGTCAAGCTGCACCTTGGTCCAGACTTCAGTCCACGTTCCATCAATAAAACTGCAGCTGCGCTCAAGCGTGTCAGTGCGTGGATCACTTGCTGGTGGGGATGTTGGGGTGACGCGATAGACGCCATAAGTTTCAAGCTCCGTGTCTGGCAAGGTTGCCGGAAATGAAACGTTCGGGTTGTCACGACGCAAATCGCTGATCGTGTACGGAAAGCGCTCGATGGCGCCGTTGGATGCTTTGACAAACATGAGTTTTAGCCCAGAGAATACTGGTCGATGCCGTTACCTGCTCCGCCGCCTACATACATATGACTTCCGTCAGGTGAAATATACATGGACATTGGTAGAGTTTCCTGGCCGCCGATGTATGCGTTGCTGCTACTGCTTCCGCCAATAACTGAAACGTCGTAAGCGGTTGTTGCGTTCCACTGGTATATCCTGTCATTTCCGTTGCCGACGACGTAGAAGCGCGTACCGTCTGGCTTCATGAACATTCCCAACCCGCTAGATTCGTTAGCAGGTGAGGAATTGTGAGATGAACCTACGCTGTCGTAGCTTGCAGTAGAAATGTCCCATGCGGTTGACAATGTAAATCGCGTTATCGTATGAAGGTTGGTGCCGTTGACATACAAGTTAGTGCCGTCGGGGCTAAGTGAAACCCCTTTTGGACCGGACTCGTTGGCTGAGCCAAGCAAAGTTGAAACTTTTCTTGTATAGGACGCCGTGCTTAAATCCCAAGCTGTAGAAAGGCTGTATTGAATAACATTGGATAAGCTGCCATTGTCCTGTATACCGTAAAGCTCGGTCCCGTCGTCCTTAAAAAAGATGCCTCTAGGGTTATTGTGATGCGATTGGTTGGTTTGCATATAGCCAGTACCGCTAGCCGAGTGAGTACTAATGTCCCAGGCTGTTGATAAAGTTGCTTCTCTAATGTTGTCATACTGATCGAGGACGTAGACACGTGTGCCGTCAGGTTTAAAAAATATCCCGCGAAAATCTCCGATTGAAACAATCTTGTCAAACCGAACATGGGTAGCCGTGCTTACATCTGGCCAAGTAATTCCGGTACTGACATTGCCAGCGGCTGCAAGTTGCAATGCTTTACCCAGCATCAGGCATAGCTCCCGACATATGCACCATAGAGAGTCGTGCTGACTTTCCAGAACACAAATACATCGTTTGCAGTCAGCGTCGGTGCGCTATTGCCATCACTAGTGACCCAAGTCAGCGTCGGCCAAGTGATTGTGTAACTCGCACCAGCGTTAAGCAGCAGCACAACAGTTTGACCGGCTTCAAGCGATTCGGTGAACGTAGTGTTCGCCGCAACGGTCTTGGTCTGAATGCTTCCGTTTGCTGGGTCGATGTCCGTTCCGGTCAAGCTATATGTCGTTTCTTTCAGCTCGGCAAAGGTTTGCTGTGCCGTAAAGGTTTGAGCCTTTCCAATTGCAGCTAACGGAAAACCACCAGCCGTGCTGCCATCATGGACAACGACTACATCCTTGTCAGTGTCTACGGTGACTTCACCTACCGCGCCAGTAAATGTTGAATGCTGGCTGGTTGTCCCGCGTCGGAGTTGAATCTGCGTTGCCATCAGACGCTCCCATAATCGGTTGAACTATCAACCGTTCCAGTAATTAGACCATAGTCCTGACTGCCAGGATTGATCAGCACCATCGTGCCAGCTGTGTTCTTGATATAGAACTTGCTGTTTGTTGAATCCCAGGCTGGTTCGCCAACTGCAAAACTACCTGCAGAAGGGGCAGAACTACCCCGCTTGAACTGCAGTTGAACAGCCATCAGTAGGTGCCCCCATCAATGCTCACCCCATCAATAGAACCGCCAGTGATGCTGACATTGTTGGAGTTCTGAGTAGCAATCGTCCCAAGACCCAGTGCTGTGCGAGCGCCAGATGCACTGGTTGCTCCAGTGCCACCGTCAGCAATCGCAAGAGTGCCTGTGATGCTGGAAGCGCTGAGGTTGAGCGCAAGCTCAGTGGACTCAATCGCAAGACCACCGTTTGCCTTGAGATCAAGTGCAAAAGTGGTGCCGCTTAGATCAAGACCGTTGCCAGCCGAATAGGTGGTGTTGGTGTCAGTAGCGGCAATCGTGATGCTGCCGCCACCGTTGGTGATGCTGACGTTTGCACCAGCAGTAAGCGTTGCTTTGGTCAGCGTGTTGCCGGTGCTGTTGCCAATCAACAGCTGGCCGTTGGTGTAGCTGGTCTGACCAGTGCCACCTTTGTTGACTGCAATGGTGCTTGCGGACCAAGTACCAGAAGTCAGGGTGCCGACGCTGGTCAGGCTGGATCCAGTAACACCAGAACCAAGAGTGCTCCCAGAAAGAACGCTCGTTCCATTGATGAAGAAGGACTTACCACTTGCGAGATCAATGTGCTCGCTGGAAGTCCAAGCGTCAGTGGAATTAACCCAGTTCCAGGTGTGATCGGTCGTGCCCTTGAGGGTGATACCGCCACCGTCGGCAGAAGCATCAGTCGGGCTAGCCGTAGATCCCAGCTCGATGTTTTTGTCATCCACCGAAACGGTGGTTGAGTTCACGGTTGTGGTGGTGCCATCAACAGTGAGGTTGCCGCTGATCGTCAGGTTGGAACTGATCGTGCCACCGCTGATCGGCAGATAGCTGCTGCTCAGGTCGGGAATGTCACCCGCAACCAAAGCCCGGAAGCTGGGTGCGCCGGCTGATCCAGCTGGTGCAGCGAAGACTGTTGCGGCGGTCTGGCTGGCAAGAGTTCCGGTAAGCGTGCCGCTGGCAGTAACAGGGCTACCGCTAACACTGAAGATGTTGGGAAGGCTCAGCCCAACACTGGTGACCGTTCCAGTGCTAAAGCTTGCGATCTCGTCTTGGACGTAAGCAGTAGTTGCAATCTTGGTGCTGTCGTCACCCGCAGAAGGGGTGGTTGCAGTCGCACTGCTGCCAAGCGCAACCGTTCCAGAGAACGTTTTGTTGCCGCTAATCGTCTGGGTGGTATCAAGCGTCGTGAATGCGCCCTCGCCACCAATCGCAATGACCGAGCTGGCTGTTCCGTCGCCGTTGTCGCCGTACCCGTAGTACAGCTTCTTATCGCCTGTATTCTCGTTAAAGGCCAACTCCGAAGGAGCCAGCGAAGTAGGCGCACCAGCCGCACCAGTAGACGCCCTCTTCTTAATGCGGATGGTGTTAGCCATGGCTTAGAAGTTGCCTCCGAAGGTCAAAGTCGAGGTGGTCCAGGTGGCGTCAGCCTTGTACTCAGTGCCGTCGTAATACACGACACTACCGCTCACTTTAGCCGTGCCGTTTACCTGTGCTAGCCCCGAAGGACCAGCAGTTACGGCTTTGACGACAGAAGTTTTAGGGACTTCAACTGTCGTCGTTTTTGACTGACCGGTGACCTCGACCTTGTTTTTTTGGAGCGTTACGTTGACGCTGGTCATCGCGTGTACCCCTGCGCTACGAAGATGATCCCTTCCAGGTAATACTCCTTCAGACCGTTTGGATCGGTCAAAAGCACGTCGTAGTACAGCTCATCAGGAAAATTAACCGTATCCGTGTCGGACAAGGCAATCTTCACCGAACCAGCAGAGCGATCCGTGTAAGTCACGGTAAAGTCTGCGTACTTAGTGCTCCGCGCCTGGTTCCAGGCTTGGGCGGTGACGGTCCAGCTGGTCAGGTCAATAACAGCGTTGTTGCTGTCCTTGAAAACCAACGCCAATTCGTGGTCAGCTGAGCGCTGAACCGTGAAGTTATACGTGCCAGGTGAAATGGCCATAACTCACCTCCCGCTCCAGTGTAAAGGCGTTATGCCTGTTCAGGCCAAGGCGTGATAAACGGCTCGGGGTTGGGTTCCGACTTGCCGGTCGCTTCGACGTAGACCGTTGGAGAGTTGGTCAGCAGTGCAACCAGTTCCTCGGTGGTAGTGCAAGCGTTGATTTCGCTTTCGCGGGTGCCGCTAATGGTGCGGACAGACTCGCGGTAAGCCAAGACACTTGCCGGAATAGCAGTGTTGGTTTCAGCCTTGCGGGTGACGTACCAGTCAGTGTCGGCAAGAAAATTGTTCGCATCCTCCTTTTGCTGCTTGACCCATGCGGTCTTCAGCCCGTAGTTGATGAACTGGTTGCCATCACTGTCCAACAAGGGATTGCCGTCTTCATCAACAGCGGGCTCATCCGCAAGAGACTTGGGGTTGCCTGCGCTCCAGTAAAAACGGGTGTCCACTGGAGTGGGGTCAGCTTCCCAAGTAATGCCGATTGCTGCCTTCTCGTCCTCGCTGGCAAGACGCAGCCAGTTAGAAGGGTATTGAATGCCGCTGGCGTCGG